TTTAGGCAAGTGGCCTACGCGATAGAGGGCTCTAGCGAGCTTAGTCAAGGGGTCCGACAAATACGTTTTGCTAATGGCACCGAAAGTATCGAAATGAAAAACGGCGCTCGCCTCGATGTAGTTGCAGCTACCCGAGACGGCTCACGTGGACGTACCGCCGACCTGCTCTACATCGACGAGATCCGAGAGATATCCGAGGAGGGCTTTAGAGCTGCAACACCGACTACCCGCGCACGTGCTAACGCTCAAACGCTATTAACCTCTAATGCCGGCGATGCCTTTAGCACCGTACTTAACGATCTACGTGAGAGAGCTCTCTCTTTTCCACCTGAGACGTTTGGCTTTTATGAATATAGCGCTCCGCAATTTGCCAAGATAACCGATCGTGATGCGTGGGCCATGGCTAACCCGGCACTCGGATATACCGTAACCGAGTCGGCATTAGAGGAGGCCGTAGCTACTCAACCCGTAGAGACGACTAAAACAGAGCTACTATGTCAATGGATCTCATCCACTCAAAGCCCGTGGCCACATATGGCCGTCGAGGATGCAAGCGATAGCAGCTTAGAAATGTCACCGGGTCCGCTTACCATTTTTGCCTTTGACGTGGCACCGTCGAGGCGCGATGGATCCCTTGTAATGGGCCAAGTACTCGCGGACGGTCGTATAGGCGTACAAGTGCTCGAGGTATTTCACTCGGACGTATCTATCGATGAGCTTTATATGGCCGATCATATTGCTAAGTTTTGTAAAGACTTTTACCCTCGGACTATTTGCTATGACAAGTACACGACGGCCTCAATAGCTAAACGCCTCGAAATGAACGGGATGCACATAACCGACATCTCCGGGCAAAAGGGGTATCAGGCCTCAGGGGATCTCTACGAAGCTCTAGCTAATAAAAGGCTCGTGCACTCAGGGCAAGATTTACTCGTAACACATTTTGCAAATTGCGCGGCAAAAGAGTCCGATAGCTCGTGGCGTATCGTAAGGCGTAAATCTGCCGGCCCCGTAGATATTGCTATCGGCGTATCCATGGTCGTACATATCCTTAATCAACCAATGGGCGAGGCTAAGGTTTACATATAAGACACGCCGCGCATAATCGGTTTTATGCTTGACAATTTGAGAAAATTCCATCTATGGGATTACTCCAAACTCTAGGGCTTAAGAGCTCTGATAAACCTCAGGTAGAGGCTCAGTACGCACCTGCCGTAATGGATACGACGTACGGTTATGGATCATTTAATACCGGTAATTTTGGTTATAACGGCGTAGGTATCGATCGTAACTTTGCTTTACAAGTATCAAGCGTTGCACGTTGCCGTAATTTAATTGCCGGCGTTATCGCATCTATTGATTTATCACTTTATAAAAAATCTACAGGCGAAAAGTTAGGCTCTCCGGTTTGGTTAGAGCAGCCGGATATTCGCCAACCTCGAAGCCTTACGATCGCTGCAACCGTCGATAGTTTGATATTTTATTCGGTTGCGTATTGGCGTGTTACATCTTTGTACGCAGATGATGGACGACCATCCGGGTTTGAGTGGGTTGCTAATAACCGCGTTACATATACGACTAATCAATACGGTACAGAGATCCAAGATTATTTCGTCGATGGTAATAAGGTACCTATGGGCGGTATCGGATCGCTTGTAACTTTTCAATCTTTGCTACCTGGTGTATTACAAAGCGCAAGTACAACTATTAAAGCTGCTTACGATGTACAAAGAGCAGCGGCGGTAAGTGCAGCTACACCGATGCCTACAGGTATTCTAAAAAATAACGGTGCTGATCTACCGGAGTCTCAGATACAAGGACTACTAGCAGCGTTTAAGAGTGCTCGACAAAATCGCAGCACGGCATATTTAACGAGCACTCTCGAGTATGTGCCTACATCTTTCTCACCTAAAGACATGGCGTACGCCGAATTTTCGCAATACCTTGCCACCGAAATCAGCCGCGCGATGAACGTACCGAGTTATTTAATTAGCGCGGACATGAATAACTCAATGACATACCAAAATATTTTAGACGGTCGTAAAGAGTTTGTAGCTTATTCTTTGCAGCCTTACATTTCGGCTATTGAGGATCGTCTATCAATGAACGACATAACTAACTCAGCTAATCAGGTACGTTTTGCCGTCGATGATACTTTCCTACGTGTAGATGCTAAGGATCGTTTAGATATCATCGAGAAAATGTTAAATCTAAATCTAATCGACGTAAACGAAGCTCGATCTATGGAGCAACTAACACCGCTAGGAGATACAAGTGCTACTAACGTTTAGCCAACAAATACAGGCCGCCGATACAGAGCGCCGGATGATCTCCGGACTCGTTGCACCGTATGGCGAGATCGGTTTTACAAGTGCCGGCCCGGTTATGTTTGAGCGCGGCTCAATCACTTACGCCGAAGCCTCAGATATCAAATTACTTATGCAGCATCAAGCCGATAAGCCGGTAGGTCGCGCCGTTTCGTTTAGTGACTCAACCGAAGGCGTGTACGGATCCTTTCGTTTGAGTATGAGCACCCGGGGACAAGATGCTCTAACTCTCGCGCAGGAAAACCTAGTAAGCGGCTTATCCGTAGGGGTGGATGTAACCGCCTCTAAGCCGATGGGTGATTACCTGCTAGTTACGGCGGCGGTCCTCAAAGAGGTAAGCCTCGTAGAGAGTGCGGCCTTTTCTAGCGCCTCCGTTACTGATATTGCAGCAGCTCGAGCAGCGCTTGAGGCAGCTACAAGTACAAAAGAAAAAACTACAACTATCTCTACGACGATCGTAGAGGTCGAAACCGAAACAGAAACAGAAAGCGAGGAGGCCGTGACTACTGCCCCTGAAAATACACCGGAGGAAACTCAGGTAGATGCACCGGTCGAGGCTGAAAAGGTCGAGGCCGCTCGTAAGATCATTCGTCCGTCAGTACTAGACTCTCAGCGAGTACGTACACCTATTACATCTATGGGCGCTTATACAGAGCACAAAATTAAGGCAGCTCTCGGTAACGATGACTCAAAGCTATACGTAACCGCAGCAGATGATAGCTTTGCTACAAACCCTGCATTTTCACCTACTCAGTACTTAGCAGAATTTCCTACGAATACTCGTTTTGGTACACCTGCTATCGATGCTTGCTCACGTGGAGTATTGCCTACTAACGGTATGACGATCAACGTACCTTCACTCGTTACCTCAGCCGGCGGCGGTACAGGCGTAGCACCTGTAGTAACCGTTGAGGCAGAAGCCGGAGCGGTACAGAATACCGGGATGGAAACGGCTTACCTAACAGGTACCGTATCTAAGTACGCAGGCATGAATACGATCAGCGTAGAATTGTTAGAGCGCTCAGATCCTAATTTCTATGCAGAGCTAACAAATCAGCTACAAAATGCGTACTTAAAGACTCTCGATACAACAGTACTAAACGCACTTATCGCAGCCGGTCAATATAGCTCAGGATGCGATGCAGACTCAGCCGGTATTATCGAGTTTGCCTCAGACTCAGCTCGTAAGGTTTACGAAGCTACGGGTTACTTTGCTAATAACTACATCGCCAACGGATCACAATGGCAACTACTTATGGGCGCTACTGATAATACAGGGAGACCAATTTATTCGGCTAGCCAACCGATGAACGCGGGAGGCCTCGTGCAACCGGGATCTATTCGAGGCAACGTACTCGGACTAGATCTCTATGTAGATAAAAACTTTACCGCTACTACAACGATCGACGACTCAGCCGTGGTATTGGCACCGGAAGCATTTACGGTTTACCAATCACCTACGGCGTATATGTCAGTAAACGTAGTATCAAACCTACAGGTACAAGTAGCTATCTACGGTTACATGGCAACTATCGCAAAAATGCCTAAGGGTATTGTTAAGTTTAACCTTAACTAAATAAACCACTAATAGTCGGTACCCCTCTTAGCCCTTTGAGGGGTACCGGCCCTAGTAAGTAAGGAGAATAAGATGCCTGCCACGTACGTAACCGAAGCCGAGCTACGCGCTAACCTCGGCATCGAAAACCTTTACTCGTCGGATATCGTCGAGACCTGTTGCCAAGCTGCGCAGGATTTACTTAATCAGTTTTTATGGTTTGACTCTGCACCGGTCGTAGGTACCGCGTTACAAAATAACGTAGCTACCGTAATGATCGCTAACCCTGCAATATTTAGCACCGGGGACTCCATAACCTTGAGTGGGTGCGGCTCAACTTATAATGGCACTTATACAGTTACCGGCACGATCCCATGGACCGCCGGCACTACTACGCAATTTCCATCAATAGCATTTAATAATATGGCTTTTAATTGGCCAAACGGTTATAGCTTTATACAGTTTGCTAAGACCGCCGCCAACGCTAATTTTACGCGCGTACTACCTTATGGCCAAGCCATAGGCGCGGATACAAAGACAAACTCATACGCAACGACTCCGGCCGTACGCGAAGCCGCGATGATCTTGGCCGTGGACATTTTCCAAGCCCGTCAGGTCAGCCAAACCGGCGGCGTATCGATCGACGGCTTTAGCCCGAGCCCTTACCGTATGGGTAACTCAATGATCGGCAAGATCCGCGGCCTTATTGCCGGATACACAAACCCTAATGCGATGGTCGGATAATGCCGGCACCTATTACGACTTTACGCGCCTCACTAGCTGCGGCCCTTGCTAATACAAACGTTTGGAATACCTATAGTTTTCCGCCTGCAACTATTACCGCTAATAGCGTAATCGTGTCACCGGCCGATCCATACATAACACCGACTAATAATGATTACGCCAATATCTCGCCGATGGCATCCTTTCGCATTATTTGTAATGTGCCTATGTACGACAATCAAGGCAACCTACAAGGCATCGAGTCGATGGTTTGCGCCGTATTCCAAAAGTTAGCAGCTTCGCCAATCGTTATGAATATTGGGGCGGTAAGTGCGCCAAGTGTTTTAACGGTACAAAGCGGCGATTTACTAACTACCGATATAACTATCTCAATACTAACCGAGTGGAGTTAAGCATGAGCCTAACCGATGAAGATATCGCCTTTCTTATCAAGATAGGGCAGATCACCGAAGCACCAAAAAAAGAAACAAAAACACACACACCTACTACAGAGAAAAGCGAGGAATAGGCGATGGCCGTATTTCTATCAAATGGAGTAGTCGTAACCCTTAACTCGGTTGCACTCTCAGACCATGTTACGAGCGCCACAATTAACCGGGTTTTTGAAGAACTCGAGGTTACTGCGATGGGCGACTCATCACGTAAGTTTACGAAGGGCCTAGAAACGTCTACGATATCTTTAGACTTTTTGAGCGATACCGCAGCGGCTAACGTAAACGCTACGCTGCAAGCGGCGTGGGGTACAACGGTACCAATCACGCTAAAGCAAACTAGCGCGGTTACCTCAGCTACTAACCCTCAGTACGCTACGACTATCCTAGTAAATAACACTACAGATATTAACGGCGCGGTCGGAGATATCGGTACACAGAGCATTACATTTACTTGTAACTCACCAATCGTAATTACTACTAGCTGATAACAAAGAAAAGGGGCTAAACAAATGGCACGACTCAAAATAACAAAAGCTACCGGTGAGGTAAGCGAGCATCAAATCTCGCCGCGAATTGAGTACGCCTTTGAGTTATATGCAAAAAAAGGCTTTCACAAAGCTTTTAGAGATGACGAGAAACAGAGCGACGTATATTGGTTAGCGTGGGAATGCTTACGTACATCCGGCGAAACCGTACCGATGTTTGGAGCCGAGTTTTTAGATACTCTTAAAAAGGTCGAGGTACTAGACGACGAGCCTTTAAGCTAGGGCGCGGCACTCTAACTCACTTGGTAGCTCAGCTATCAATACGGTTAGGGGTCGCGCCTCAAGCGATACTAGATCTCGATCCTGAGATGTTTAAGATGTTAGTTAAAGTATTAAACGAGCAAGCGGAGGAGGCTAAAAATGCCAACCATAGAAATACGCGGAAACGTTGATCTACGTAAAGCTCTACGCGCTTTTGCT